CTTGCAAAGCTCATCAACAAGAATTAAAGGCGTACTCATCGGCCAACACCTCGCAGGATCCGATTGATTTCATGGTCTAGGCGGTCATCAAGACGGCGCTGTGCGTTTTGTTCCACATACCGCGATACGGACTGGTTGCCAACCATCTGGGCTACGGATGGGCCGTAAAGTTGTTCGATAGGAAACCGTTTTTTGCCCTCACGCCAGAATACACCAACATGACCACTTGCTAGTTTAGCAATAAATGCTTCGGGAATAACCTCGCCGCCTGTACGCTTGACTTGGGCATGGACGCCTTCACGGGGGCGTTTTTTAGTTACTTTCCCGGGGCGTAGTTTAAAGTATGACAGCGCCCGCGGGCGACCGCGTGAGATAACAGATGCAGTTAAATCAGACTTACTAGCTTTCCGGATTTCCATTGTTTCACGAACACGGCCGGCACTAATTACATATTCTTCTCGTACCTGCCGAACCGTGTCCGTGCGAGCCCCTTCCGCTGACCGATTGATAGCATTAGAAAGAGCCTTGGGGAGTGCGCCGGGGATGTGACCAAGCATGTCCTGATAAAACTTCATTTTGGTTTCGGTAATACCAATCATGCCCGGTTCGCCCCCAGTTCAATTTCCAGCATGCCGGCAGAAGACGCACAATCAATGACCTGATACCATTCCCCGTCTACTGTCATTTTTTGATCTCGTTCTGGACGATAACTAAGATCTGCTTCACTCACGAAGATTGTGAGTTGGCGCCGGTATATCCCATCGAAGTTTTCGCTTTGCCGATTACTTCGTCTTTTCGATATGTCTTCATCGATGATGCAATCAATCATTTGGCCGTTGATGTTATGTTCGCCGGCGTGTTCGTCAACATTGAAAAATGTGGCCATATCCGCGGCTATTTGATCTTTAAACCCCATGGGTACCTCACCGCCTATTTGGCTTGCTCGCCAATAATCAGGGAAATCATAGCTGCGGTAGACATATTACCCTTGTAGCCCGGCAAATCTTTGGCCATTGCTTTTAATTCTTCCCTGTCTTTTTGGGCCAGCTCCGCATGGAGATTTGCGCCTTCTATAGGATGACTAGTACTAGGACCGCCTTCATCATCATTATCGCTAGCTTCATCATGCGGAAACTCATCATCTTCATCCAGAAGGAGGCCATCCGGTGGTGTAGACTGTAATTGAATATCGGCAGTAGTTCCTAAACCGGGATCATCTGCAGCATCTTCTTCAGATTCAGTTTCTTTGACAGCGATGAAAACAGCTTCACAAAAGCCATCTTTGATCAGTTCCGCTTCAACTGCTGGATCCAGGCCAGGAACAAGATCGCCGGGGAAATAAGTTTTTCCCCCGGCGCGAACACGAAACTTTATTACCTTAACGGCCACTTGACGGACCTCCTTACAGGACATCGGCGACAAACCAGTCGTCGACATCTTCGGGCACCGGTACCGGCTTACTGGTAAGGCGGAGCATGCGGCGTTCGTTTTCTTCATCGGCCCAGGACTTCGGTACCCGGTTGCCATCGACGGTAACAAATACGCCTTTTTCCATTTGGGTAACCGCACCATAATGGAATTTACCAAGATTGGGCCTGGCCAACAGGATATGATCATCAGGCACCATTGGTTGCTCAACGCCGTTGTCATCCAAAAACCAGTCGTTATAAGTATAAATATCCAACCCAAGCTCCATCAGGCGCCCCAGGAAAGTTAATGCATCCGACTTAATTACAGGGTTCACCTGAGCCAAAAGCATGTTTTTGATATCCATCTTTTTTTGAATATCTTCATCATTCAGGAATGCATCACTAGCGGTTTGACCAAGGACCAGAATGGTCGGTGCTCTTCCGGATTTTTTGATAACTTCCAATCTCCAGCCTTTGATATCCGCATAGATCGTGGCCTCTGCGGTACCCCATTTCCCGGTTGTAAGAACTTCTTTGTTCGTGAAACCATAGTCAAGTTCGGAAACAACCATGTTTTGATTGTTAAGATCAATAAATCCTTTCATGGTAATCTTGCCGCCAAACAACAGTTCACGAACCATCCACTCTTCGCGCCGGGAAATCATTTCATCCAGTTCATTAAGGTCCTGCCCAAGCAACGCCGCTTGCCGGGACGCCGGTGTTTTTTCACTGATCAGGCTTTCACCCATTCCACGGATCATCAGATCATCCACAGTGATCGGCCGCTGGGGCGCGATCTTCGGAGGAGAATATTTGTCTGTCCGGTAGCCTTGGCGATCCATCGTTACGCCGCCAACACGGGGAGCAACGAACGGGGCCATTTTTCGCTTACCTTTTTTGAAATCAAGAAGCACCTCTTCCGTCGGGAACGTTTCACCGTCCGGGAAAAAGGTGCTTCTGAGGAAACTATGTACCGGCATCATGCGCCGGACCGCGCCCCGCAGGGTTGTAAGTTTATAAATATTCAAATCCAAGTTTTTTCCCTCCTCAAAATTTATTAATAGGGGATGGTGTCGGTCAAGTATATCCCGATCTCACGCAGGCGGTCTTCGTGATCAGCCGCGGTATCATCCCCGCCAAAGATAAGCGCCTGGCGCTTGAAGGGGCCACCGGATTTATAAGCAACAGTGACGACATCCTCGGTTGCTCCATCGTCCCCGGTGTCAACGGCATCCGTCAAGATGCTATCCGCCGTTTGACTACCATCGACAGCCGCACTATCAACTGGTACCGCCAGGCCAGACGCGGTAATTAATCCAAGCACGGTACCGCGGCCAACGATACCTTGCCCGGCTTTGAGCGTCACTGACTTGTAATCGATCGGATGAGTTGTGCCAGCGATCAAGCCGTCATAACCAACCGATCCAAACTCCTTCGTGTAGAGATTTTTACTCATTTGGATTTACCTCCCCTATTTTTATTGGCCGATGCAGCGATTGCGTCCATAGCAGCTGCTTCGGCCTGTGCACCATCATCGCCGGTACCAGCGTCAACATCTTCCGCTCCGGAGTTTTCAATTTCCTTCTCACGGGTAGCGACATATTTCATACCTTTAGAGGCATCAGCTTTTAGCGCCTGAAAAGCCAGAGCTTCAGCGGTGACCGGTTCCTCATATTTGGCTTTATTGACCAGCTTTGGATCAATATTTGCAGCAATATCATCAATGGATTGGATCCGTGTCCTTTCGGCTTTTACTGCAATATCGACTGCAGCATTAATAGCCTCATTCAGTAAATCAGGATATGCATTTCTCAAAGCATCTATAGTTTTGATTTCCAAGCTATTTTCACTCTCCTTTGTTTTTTTAGTAAGTGGTTCCTTACCGGCGCCGAATACAACCGGTGTAACATTGAGGGGATCTTTATTTCTCTGAGGGACAGGCCGTGTTTTAAACTGACTGAGATCGTGGCAAATGGAATTGACAATCATAAAGCGGCCGTCATTTGTAATAGAAGAATCCACCACTTCTTCAAACATGATTTCATCGACAAAGCCCTCAGTTTTTGCCTCCTCAGCTGTCATCCAGGTTTCCTTTTTCATCATCTCGGCTAGTTCTGCTTTATCCCGCTTTGTCTTGATGGCATAGGCACTTAGAATACTGGCCTTCACTTTACCCAGCACTTCTGCCATTTTTTCAAGATCGGACGGATTGTAGTAACCATACAGCACCAGTAACGGGTCATGGATCATCACCTGTGCATTGGCGGGCGCTTTGATTGTATCGCCGGCCATAGCGATGATTGTGGCAGCGCTGGCCGCAATTCCATCAATCTTTACCGTGATATTAGCCGGATGATCTTTGAGCATGGTATAAATAGCGGTGGCTGCAAATACATCGCCGCCCTTTGAATTGATGCGGACTGTCAGATTACCGATACTTCCTAACGCTTTTAGATCGTTGGCAAAGTTCTTCGGGGTATTTACGTCTGCCCACCAGGATTCTTGATCAGCAATGGGTCCATAAATCAGAAGCTCAGGATCTGTATTCCCGCTTTCGCCGGCATTTTTAAACTGCCAAAATTTATTCACTTCTCGTTTCACCTCCCTTCGCCGCTTTGACTGGTTTTATACTATTCATTAATTCCGCCTCCCGTCTTAATTGTTTGACGTTACGTTCAATGTCGCCGCCGTTCATTTCCAGCGTTTCACGCTCCCGGGTTGAAATCCCAAGGTTGATACGCTCCTTAGCTGCAGCAACTTCCTTGCTAGGATCCAGTTGACCAGGCGCGGGACCAATCCATTCTGCTCCGCACCAGGCACGGCGAATAGCCGGGTCATTGAAAAAGCCGGGTGCTCTCACCCGGCCAATGGCCACTGCCTCAGCAAGCCATTCCTCATAAACTGGTTGGCAAAAATCTTTTGCAATCCATGATCGCCGCGAACGGAACATCTTCCAGGCTTCCAAAAGCGCTGCTCGTGCAGCTGAATAACTGGCTTTAAAAGATTTCAGTAATAGTTCGTGAGGTATTTCAAGAGCTGCACCAATTTGGTAACACATCGCGTTCATAAAAGGTTCAAATGCAGTGTTGGGGCGTTTGGGATCTGCAATCTCAATATCTTCATCGGGCGCCAATACATTTACAGCGCCAATGCCCATTTCATAAACTGACTCATTTTCTTTCTTAGAAACTTGCTGGTCAGGCGAGACCATTTCTCCAAAGTTATTTTCTGATGAAGGTCCATTCGTTTTTACAAAAACAGTGAACATGGAGGAAATAACAGCAGCCATGATTTCAGCTTCCGTATACCGGGTCATTTGCTTGATCGCTTCAATGACCGGTGCTAGATAAGGAACGCCGCGCCGCTGCTCCGCCCGTTCAGCCTCAAACAGTAACAGGATGTTAGGTCGACCTGTATCCTTACCGTAGGCTTCTACTCTTACCCAGAGTTTTCTCTCTACGGCATCTAGGCCGGTGGAGTGTGGATGAACATTACAGATCCAGTACGCGATAACAGCGCCCAGCTCATCTACTTCCACACCATTGATAATGCGGTTACCGTTATCAGGATTACGACCCTCGATACCGTTGATATAGCTTGCACTCGTCGGATTACAAATTCGGTCCGCCTCAATGAGATGCAGGCGCAACGTATAAGGCATCCAGGCTGTTCGTTTAGCTTTTTTAAATATAACACCGGCATCGCCATTCATAAGGCAACTTAGAAAAGCAACAGGCTGCTGATCATAGAAGTCGGAAATGCGTAGCGCATCGCAATCGACGCTTTCAGCCCAAAGCCCAAATTCACGAACTGTATTTCTTCCCCACGCTTCCGCTTCTTCAGGAGAAACCCCGAGTTTTTCTGCGTCAATTTGAGGCTTAAGGCGCAGACCTGGACCGATGACATTTGTTTTAACTGTTTTCAGCGCAGCTGCAGCAAGCGGCGATGTCATGTATAAATCCCGTGACCGGGCTCTAAGTGTTTCCAGATTTTCGTCAATGTCTTCCTTGGGGCTGCCTAACGGAGCAAGCCAACCGCGCATGCTCTTCTTGACTGCTGAGGCTCCGCCTTCACTATATCCGGAATTCAATGTTTGCAGGGTTTTCGTCATTTGCCTGGCAGCCATGCGCCTGGCACCGCGTTCTGGTGAAAAATATGAGATTGCCTTATCAAGTAAATTCATAGGCATTTCCCCCTAAAAGTCCCGTGGGATAATACCGAAAACCTTGTTTCGTCCCTTGCCGAAAACCTTTGCCTGTTCAACTGCAATCTCTTTTTCCAGGTATTTAATCATGTCGCTAATCTCATTAAGATCAGCTCTGGTTAAGCGCCTGGATCCGATTGTATATTCCTGAGATCCTGATAAAATAGCCGCCTCACAGTTTAAATACTGCGCAAGGCGGCTTTCTAGTGTCTGTAGGCGAGACAATCGCCATCAACTCCTTATTAACCGATTCCTTTGGACACGACACCGGTCCTTTTTGTTACGCTTTTCGGCTTGTTCGGTACGTTTTCGGCTATTTTTGTTCCACCGTTTAGTTGCTGTTTCAGTACCTCGAAGGGCGGATTTAATATTTCAATTGCAGCTGTGTTGTAGTTTTCTAAGTCAAATGGTTCATTTCTTGCCCCAGAAGTCCGCTTTTCCCAGTGAATAGATGGTCGCCCTCTCGAATAGCGGGTAACCCGATGCTCTGCTGTAAGACCTTCGAAATATGCCATATCATATCCGCGTTTCGGATCCGTAGGATAATGACAATAGCCTGGACCTTCAAATGCAATTTTTAAGCGAGATGCCAATGTATCCTTGCCGACGTCAACGCCTATCATAAAGAGCCAAACTCCTCCTTCATTGCGTTTCTTAGGCCGCTGGATAAATGGGATACCACTGCCGCCTTGGCCTTTGATGGCCCAAACGCGCCGGAATTCTCTTGCTTTGCAGTATTTATACACTGCTTTCGTATGATGCCCGCCACTGTCAATACAGGTAGTCATGATTTGCAGGCGCTGGCCGTCTGACCGGGTAAAGAACCGGTGCAGAATGATATCATCAAGCATCTGCCATACGGTTTTTTGTCCTTCCGGAAGGGCATCAATTTGCCCGGGATCACCCATGATAACCCCATATTCAATGCCCCACCGCTCGTAATCGATACCCCAGCCTTTAACATCGTATTCTAAACGGTTATCCTGGACGTCTACAGAGCAGGTCAGTACCAGAACATCATTTGGTACTTCGCAGTTATAAGCTTCACGGCGCTTCAGGAGTTCTTCAGCCTCAATACCTTCTCCAAGCTCTTCCCATGTCTCACCAAGAATGGTGTTAACAAACGTTTTAAGACGTTTGGGATTTTTTTGCGCCTTTATCCATTCCTCGGCACATTCACCCCAGGAGAAGAAGCCGATCGGCGAATACAATGTGGATATATGATAACCTCGTCTACGCGGATTGAGGTTTTCAGGAGCAGTTGCCCTCCATTCTCCACGCTCAAACATCCATGTTTTATGATGTTCATGAATGATAGAGCCACAGGACGGGCATGCCATATAAGCATCTTGCGGACGTTTTTTGCCTTTTTTATCGACAGGAATAATAAAATTAGCCCATTCCAGGACATGCATATGACCGCACTCTGGGCAGGGCACAAAGAATTTACGTTGATCGCTTTCCAGATATTCAGCTTCAATCCTAGATAAACCCTTAATCTTAGGCGTCGACAGTTTAAAAACTTTCCTTCGAGGGAAATTTCGTGTACGGGCAAAAGCAAGGTCAACGGGATCGCCTTCTCCCTCAACATCGTCCGGATAGGCGTCAATTTCATCAAGAATAAGATAACGAACAGGCGTAGACCGCAGATCCGCTGCTGAATTTGCGCCAGTAATGATCAAAAATCCGTTAGGAAATTCTTTGGATAATACCGTATTTCCGCTATCGCGTGCTCTGGCATCTTTGACTTTACTGCGCAGCGCCGGGGAGTCTTTGATCATAGGCGATATACGCTGTTTGCTATATCGTTTGGCCAAATTGATCGTAGGCTGCACCATCATTGTGGGTCCGGGTTCAATGTCGATAATATAGCCGATAAGATTGTTTCCGCTTTCGGATCCGGATATCTGGGCGCCCTTCATCAGCGAAATGTCCTGTACCGGGCTATCGGCAGAAAGGCAGTCCATGATTTCTCGCATGTAAGGAAAGCGTGACGTTCGCCATTGCCCGGGTTCGGAGCTGCCGCTTGCCCGGAGTATACGATTTTTATCTGCCCACTCTGAAACCGTTATAGAGGCTGGAGGCGCAACAGCTTTGGCCAGATCACAGAATAGAGAAATGGTACGATTAAGACTGTCAGAGCTATTCGTCTGCTTCAACATCACCATGTCCCATTTCTGGCCTGCCCTTATTAAATAACTCTGGGCTGTAATTACTTAACTCAGTCAGCGCCTCGTATACTTCCGCTTTAATCATATTCTGAGCAGTCATTAGATCCGTTACGGCAATTACTTGCGGTGCCAGTTTCAACGGCAGAGATAACAACCGGTCGCGGAAATTCCCTAACATTGTATTCATGACATATTTCACATCTTCACCACGATGCATTTCTCCCCGTAAGACAGCCAATTCAATTTCCGCTTTTTCGCGAGTAATTTTGGTGAGGTGTGTCTTTTCGTCTTGGTATTGACTTCGGACGATAGACTGCTGCAACCGGAAATATGCCTGAACACAAGGGCCAATTTCATAAACGCCTCTTGCTTTTTGTTCAAAGGTTCCTTCCTGAGTGAGTTGGCGAACACGCCTATCAGTGATCCCTAAAATCTCAGCAAGCTCAAGCTGTGAACACGTTAACGGCCTCTTCTCATCCGGCATCGACACACCCCCTCTCACCGGAAACGGAAATGAAATTTTTCGCCTACCAATCGCTCTTTATCGGGGCTCGCAAGACCCGTATTAGGCCTACCCGCCCGGAAGGACCCGTGACGGACATTACCACCAGGCTTTCCTTATGGTCAGTCGCTTATCATCGACAGCCACTAATGCATAGCCGGTCCACGTCGCGATAGCATTAATAGCCCCTAATAGGCTAAGCGTATAACCGCTATGATACGGTTTCCATTGACAAGGACTTTGTTCTGCATGCTTATGATCCGCAGTATACCAACGTGGTTTTCGAAGCTGTTTAATAAGCCACTTCATCATTTAAACACCTTTGCATGTGTAGCCTTATATCCGTTCTGGCTTGGCCTGCAATTCGGGTTAAACGGCTGATGCATCAACTGCTGATAGCTATCCTGCTTCTTGACCTTACGCCTCGAAACACATAGATTGTCTACAATGCCAATCTGTTTAGCTGTACAGCTTCTGCCACGGTTATGCAAGCAGTTATCGTTATTGCAAAGCACTTCGCCCATATAAGCCACCTCCGATTATAGGCAAAAGAAAAACCGCTCTCCTACACTCAGGAAGCGGTCTTCATACGTATGTCACAATACCATATTAACACGGCCGAATTTCGCGGTAAATTTCATGCTTGTCTTATAACGCGATATCCCCGAACCCTTATATTTGCTGGGTTTTTATAACTCCCTTCCCTCTTGACAGTCGCAAAATCCCGTGGCCTAAATTTAATTTCGCATTGCTGCTAATCCATCTGCGCCAAATATCAAGGCGCATAACATCTCTGTACTCTCTTTAACATCCCGGTAATAAGTGCTTCGGTCAATATGTTCGCTCTGACAAAGGTCTTCCATTCTGCCCCTTTCATCCGAGAGATATATAGCCTCGAAAATCCGATACCGTCTTTTGTCCTCTGGTTTTAGTGATGTGTCACAATAGATCTGATACAGCTTAATCATTGCATCGACATGCGCCATGATCGCCCTGGTTCTAAGAACACTACTTTTCACAGAATCCAGATATGTTTCTTTACTGCAACTGCCTAACATCTCCAGGATGTTTCTAGGGCTCTCTGATGACATTTCTCCTTGCTGCTGCCCATACACAGCTTTCTCGCAGTATTTTTTCAGCGATTTATAATGTTTTAACAGCATACGCGTGTTCCAAAGCCGCATATTCCTTTGTTCTCTTCGCTGCTCGATCCATTGCCGCTCCCAAATAGATATAGCGACTTCTGCGGCCAGCCGTACTATCTCATCTTTATTCAAAGCTATGCTACCTCCCTTACTCGTTCTATCCTCGCTTTCACAGCGGCCAGCAATGCATCCTGGCCCACAGCTTTACCCTGTAAAACTCGCATTACATCCTCGTCCATTGTGCCTTTTGCCACTAGGTGGTGAATAATAACCGCGTGTTTTTGGCCTTGGCGATGCAGCCTGGCATTTGCCTGCTGATACAGTTCTAAACTCCAGGTTAAACCGAACCATACGATGGTATGTCCTCCGGCTTGAAGGTTCAATCCGTGCCCTGTAGAGGCAGGATGCGCCAGCATGACCGGTATTTTCCCGGAATTCCAATCACTGATGTCCTTTGCTGTCGTTAACACCCTGGCTTTCGGCAGGTGCTTCAGCAGCCTGTCCCGATCATGCTTATAGGTGTAAAATACCAATACTGGTTTTCCGTTAGCCGCTTCGATCACGTCATCCAACGCTGTCAGCTTCGCATCGTGAACATCTTTCACGGCTTTGTTTTCATCGTAGACCGCGCCGTTTGCCATTTGAAGAAGTTTATTGCTTAATACTGCTGCATTATTCGCTACAACATCGCCATCGGTGTACGGCAAAAGCAGGTCTTTCTCCAGTTGCTTATACCTTTCCATCGCTTCGTCTGGCAGTTTTACAGATATCACACTTTCAATCCGTTCGGGAAGTTCTAACCAGTCCTTGGCGCTCATACTGACACATATGTCAGACAGTTTGGAATAAATTGCTTCCTCGGCTCCGGGCTTCAGCTTGTAACTGAATATCGTGGTCCGGTTCCTTTTATCCGGTTCGAAATACCGCTCCCGGTATCCTGTTACTGTTTTTCCAAGGCGTTCTCCCTGATCCAAAAGGTATATCTGCGGCCACAGATCGATCAGTCCGTTCGGGGTAGGCGTACCAGTAAGCCCTACGATGCGTTTGATGAAAGGACGAACTTTCCGAAGCGCCCGAAACCGTTTAGCCTTCGAAGATTTGAAGGATGACAGCTCATCAATCACAACCATGTCAAAGGGCCATTTCTTGCCGTAATATTCGACTAACCACTCTACATTCTCGCGGTTGATGATATAGATGTCTGCCGCTTTGCCCAACGCCCGGATGCGCTCCCACTCTGAACCTAACACCTTGACCAGTTTTAAATACTGCGTATGGTCCCATAACGCGGCTTCATCCGTCCAAACGCTCTCAGCTACCCGTAAAGGTGCTATCACTAAAACCTTTGACACATCAAAGTAATCGTGTAAAAGCTCTGCAGTTGCGCTCAAGGTGGATATCGTCTTACCCATACCCATATCAAGCAGTAAGGCCGATGCCGGGTTTTCAATGATGACGCTGCTGGCGTGTTTTTGATGTACACGGGCTTCATACTTCACGTACCAAACACCCTCCTGATAAAATCGTCGATCTTTTCATTGCTATCAATGTCATACACCTCAAAGCCTAAAGCCCGCAATTCCTGTGCCCGCTTTTTCTGCAGTGGCTCCAAATCTTCGCCGGTGTCTTTCATCTCAATAAAAACCGCTCGCCCGCCAGAAAGCAGTATAATTCGATCCGGCACTCCAGACACACCGGGAGAGACAAATTTCCATGCTTTGGCTTTTCGTTTTTCAACTTCACGTTTCAATCGGCGTTCTAATGTTCGTTCCATCATTCCTCCCAAATTTTAGGTGTGAACGATGTTACCGAGATTTTCGGCTAAACTCTCTTACGTATATACGCGTATAGGCGTGTATGCGGGTACGGGTGTCGCGTGCGCTCTTTATTCTTTATATTTACCTATACTCTATTAGAAAGTTTGGTAACATCGTTCACGAAAGCCTTTTAGGCCTTATATCTCCTGGGCTGGAGGCGTTACCGAAGGGTGTGAACGAAGTTAAATAGTTCGGTAACATCGTTCACGCTCCACACTTAGCTGTTTAATACTTCGGTAACACCTTCCTGACTTCGTTCACACTTTCTGATAGTTCGTTCACACACTTCGTTCACGCTATCATGATAAAAAGTCGATTTCTTCCTCTCGGATGTATGCTCTTTGTGTTCCGTAAATCGGTCCGAAACGGAGGCGTCCTTCCCCGTTTTTATATGCTTTCCATCCCGGTGAACGCCTTAAAATATCATTAATTTCAATCGCCTGCAGCTTGCTTAGGCGCTTCATGTCGCCTTCTAGAAGTTCAGCCCATACCTCGGGTACACACACCCGTTCCCGGCGCACTGTGCCTTTCGCTGCCTCATCGAAATCACGATTGTGTAAGAAGCTACGCCTAGCTCCAAGGTCAAGTTGTTCCCAATTCTCCGGTAAAAGCCTATTGAGATATTCCCGAACCAGGCCTGCCAGTGGGCTTTCTTCTGTGTGCTTGTTCTGTACCAAAACGGCCTCACGTTCCATATCGGCTCCGATATACAGCGTTTCGCCGCCATGCCAGGCATCGGCGGCCTCCGCCCAAACCTGGTCAATAAACAGCTCGGTCATATCCTGCCACAGGTTAAGCTTTCTTTCGCGTACACCGACTTCCACCGGCCAAAACCGGCGATTTCCTGTCTTATCCTTCAGGAAATCAAGATCATTCGTGGTCCCGAAGAATACGCACTGGCGGGGAAAGACACTGATTTGTCGCCCGTAGGCTACCCGGTAAGCATCTTCTTGCTTACTAATGAAGTTTTTAATGGCTTCCGCTTCCGCTTTCCGGAGTGCGGATAGTTCCGCGAGTTCTACGATCCAGGCGCCTTGCAGCTGTTCATAAGCTTCTTTTCCTTGGACGGTAGTCAGGCTGTCTGAATGCCAGTGTTTGGCTAAAAGCTTTAATATGTAGCTCTTGCCCACGCCTTGCGGGCCTACCATAACCAGCATATTATCGAATTTAATGCCGGGTACAAACACCCTTGCCACCGCAGCAAGAAAGGCTTTTCGCGTCACTGCCCGTAAATAAGGAGTGTCCTCCGCCCCCAGATAATCAATCAAGAGCGTATCCAGCCGCGGTATGCCGTCCCACGACAGCTTGCCTAAGTATTCTCGAATTGGATGAAAGGCGTTTTTCTCCGCCACGTTACTCACCTCATCTGCTATTTTAGTCGGTGCTTCTATGCCGTAGTAAGTCTCCATATGATACCGGAGCGCTTTATCGTCATTATCGCCCCAGAACACGCCGCGTTCTGTCGGCCGCCAGGGCAGATCGTGCATGAGGCAGATCCGATGGGCGAAATCGTCAGTAGCGAACAACCCGGCAAGTTGTGGATCGTGTTCGAGAATGAGGCGGATATTGCTTCGCGTGGGTTTGATCTCTCCGGTTTTATGATGCCGGTCTAGCTGCTTTAGCCAGTCGGTATCATCGTCTTTGAAGTCCATCCCTGCTGACGCGAGTGTTTCTTTGCCTTGGGTCAGCTTTACCTGTTCATCTTCTGCCGCCAGTCGTACCATCGCTTTGTAGCTTGGCAGTTTGGTTACCGGCGTTCCTGGCTCTGCTTCATCATCCTGCATGCCGAACTTATGCAGCCGTACCAGGTCGAACGCATTGACCAGCTTTCCGGATATTGGGTCTGTGCCGTGGTGCGAGTAAGCGAATTTATCCTCGTATAGCACCAGACCGGCTGCCGCTGTGCCTTGGGTGTATGTGTACCTTCCCTCCATCGCGCAGGGTTCGTATACGCCGGCGAGGAAGGTTTCAATCGCTTCAGGGATGGAGTATGTCCGGCAGAAGGCTCCGACGATGCCAGGCTTTTCATGCGGATCGCCTTGTTTTTCTGCCAGTCGCTTCCGTTCTTTATTTGCCCGTGAGCTTTCTGGCCAGAAGGATTGATCTCGCCAATCGGGATACCGGGCGAGAACTTCGTCCGGGTCAAGCCAGGAAGCGTCATTGTAGAGGAAAACATACTCGCCGTCTGCAGACGTTGATGGCCAATACATCAACCGGTGCGGCTGGTAGGTGGTATCATCGAATAGATCGATGCCGATATCAGCCGCAATGCGCCGGGTGATTGCAGGGTACTCGTCCGGCGTCACGCCTCTGGATGTCGGAATGACTAAGCGCAGACGAGGTTTCCCTGGCCGGTGCTTGTGTGTGGAGTAGATCGCATAGGCGTTACTGCCTAACATCAGATCTACCAAGGTGGGGAAATCAGTTCCTGCGAAGTCAGCATCCAGTGTAAGCACATGCCGCCAACCGACGTTCGGTCCGGTGCGGCGGCCGCCTTTCAGCGTACCGCCGACAAACCCACCGACATCCTTAATTCCGTCCTGCTGCGCTTTGGTCATCTTGTCGAATTCAGCCAGCGTTTCCCGTGTCCGGGTTGTCTGGCTCAGCTTTTCGAGGAGCTGCGACCAGAGCATTTCGCGGTTTTTCCACTCGAGTTCGTGCCGGCTCCGGCCCGTGGCGATGGTGATTTTACCGTCTTGTTTCAGTGTTTTAACCGGATTAGTAGAGGAAATCATACAGCACCTCCGCGATGCCTTGCATTACGTAATCGGGATTTGGCTGAGCCATGCCATTGCCGAGGGCTTTATACCGAGTTGTGTCACTGCCCTCCTCCGTCCAGCCTTCCGGCAGACCTTGCAGTCGTTCGCATTCGAGCGGTATCAGACGACGGACCCGGCGGCCGATCCTGACGGGGCTTTGAGCGTTGACAGAATAGCCATTAGTACCTGCCTGAAGGGTTGGGCTTACGGCACCTTCACAAGAGTTGCGGCAATCGACGGCAGCCACGAAGGTTTGACAGGAAGGGTCTAGTCGGCCAATTGAAGAGGTGACCGCAAGGAGTGCATGGCTTTGGTCGAGGCCGTTCGGGCCGAAGACTATGGCGTTTCTTCCGGTAGTTCGCAGAGGTGGCGCTCGATCGATCGATACCGGCATACTGTCGGCCGTGCTGGCGTTTTCTTGAAAACACAGTACCGCTGGTACCAAATTCGTACCGCTCTGTCCAGCCGTTAACGTAGGCGACTGTTCTACTGCGTAACCGATACCGCCTGCTGCTGCTGTGTTGCCCTGTTTGAAGGCGGCGACTACAACGGCATGAGTTGTTCTTTTATCCCCTTCATCGAAGCAGTTTAGCGTATTGGCAATCTCATCATTTATCCAAGTTTCGCAGTCTCCTTTTAAGCGCGCTCGTTGCGATTTCCTAAACACTGCTGCTCCAGGGCAATCCGTAGCACTTCCGGCAGCGCTCTCCCTCGCGCCTGCGCCCGCCTCAAAATACCCTCGCAGGCTTTCGGGCTTAAATAGTACCTCTCCGGCACTTCCGCCTCCAAGATCTGCGACAAGAAAGATTCTCTTACGACGCTGGGGGACTCCCCAGTATTGGGCATCCAGGACACGCCATGCAAGGCTTCCAAACTCCCCTCGCACCATTCCGGCGGGTGCCCATCGTCCAGATCGAGGCATTGGAATGTCGGTCTCCGTGATCGCTTCGAGGACGGCTTTAAAGTCACCCCCCCCATTGCTACTAAAGGCTCCGGGAACATTTTCCCAGACCGCGAACCTTGGGTATTTCCCATTTGTGGCACCTCGCATTTCTCTGATAACCCGTATGGCTTCGTGGAAAAGGTTTGAACGGGTTTGTTCTGGCAGGCTATCGCACAATGGGCATCCTTCTTCCGCTCCCTGGTTTGTGTCGTACTCCCAGCCGCAACCGGAACAAACCACTTTCATGCCTTTGCGTTGCCCTGCCACCGATAAATCCTGACAAGGACTGCCGAAAGTTATGACATCCACCGGCTCAATTTCTGCGCCGTTGATTTTTGTAATATCGCCTAAGTGCTTCATTTCCGGAAAATGCCGCTTTGTTACTTGTATCGGAAACGGCTCAATCTCGGAGGCCCAGACTGAGCGTATGCCGAAACGTTTGGCGGCTTTAGGCCAGCCGCCGATACCATCAAATAGAGATCCGTGAGTAGCCAATTTGAACCTCCTCTCACATTAAAAAGTCTAGATCTGATTTCCGCCACTCGTTTAGCAGTTTGATACCGGCATCGCTATATGTTGCCAGGCATCCGATATGAGCGACTTTATAAAATATCACGTCGCCGGCTCCAGGTTTAATCAGCCGGAATGCCTCCCACCCAAATGCTAGCATATCGTCGTACTCATAGTCGTTTTCTGCCGCCCAAGCGTGAAACGCATCCAGTTCGTTCATTTTTAAAACGTTCACTGCTTCAGCCATGGCACTACTCCAAAAACGAGAGGTCTAGCAATTCTGCTTCTAAATTGGTCAGATTGTTGACCGCCGTTTGGTAGTAGCTGTCTTTCAACTCCACACCTACAAACCTGCGCCCCATCTGTACAGCCACATACCCCTCGCTGCCGATGCCGGCGAACGGAGAAAGCACGATATCGCCTTCCCGGGACCAGAGCCGCAAGCCGCGCTCGATCACGTCAAGCTGGAGTGGACAAATATGGCGTTCATCCTCTTCAGTTCGAGCGGACTTATATTGAAGCGTGTTCGATGGCTTTATATCCATCCAGACCGGCGAAGCGTATTCCTGCCACTCTGAGACCGGGAAAGTCTCATTTGTATGTGTCACTGGGTCGGGGTTTATGCCGCGCTTCCGAAGCGTCACCAGGTAATCCGGTATCCCTTGACGGCTCATGCAGCTATCTTTTTTGAGCTGCTTATGGAGTAGGCCAAGAGCTTTTGTGCGCTGCATGGCGGTGACAGGGTTTTTCCATATAGTGACCTGGCTGTGGAGGACAAACCCGGCACGGTTAAATATGCGTATGAGGTGGCCTCGGAAATCTCTCAGCCCGATTACACCGTCCCGCTCTTTATGCAGCGGCAGATCCATACAATGGATCGAGATATTACGACCGGGCTTCATTACGCGATTTAGTTTCAGCGCCAAAAAGCGCATATGTTTGGCAAACTGCCGGTAGTCCTTGTTATTTCCGACATCTCTCTCACTGTTCGAATAGGTGTATAGAGAGGCGAAGGGCGGAGAAAAGATGGAGAAGTCTACGGAGTTATCCGGTAGGCCGTCCAGGACCTCGCAGCAGTCGCCGTGATACATCGCCCACATATTACCGTGGGCCTGGTTTAAGACATTCACTACATCGCCTCCTTCAGCCATGGTGGCAGATACATTTTTAACTTGGGATCATAAATACTGCTATCGCGCTTTGTAGCCGCGATGTTTTCTTTCGTGATCTCCTGCGTAGCGCTGATCATATTGCGGAGCATGTTTTCAAACTCGGTTTCCTTTCGCTTGATGTTTTCAACGACGGCGCCCTCCACATCGGAAGAAATCACATGCACGTTGACATCTTCCTCCTGACCGAACCGCCAGCAGCGGCGCACTGCTTGATACCACTGTTCAAAACTATGTGAAAGACCGACAAACGCTTCATTATGGCAATGCTGCCAGTTAAGACCGAACCCTGCGATACTCGGCTTTGTAACTAGCCGCTTGATACTGCCATCTGTAAACCCGGCGAGGACCTTCTTTTTATAGTCAGGGCTGTCGCTGCCCCGGATCTGCACTGCGCCTTCGATTGCGTTCACAAGAGCGTCGCTCTCGTCATTGAGATTGCACCAAATAATGAAGCTTTCGCGGGTATCGTTCACGATTTCAGCGCATTTCTTAACCCGGGCCTGCAGGGTGTCTTTCGCCGCCTGACGTTGTTCCGCCAGTGTTTTGACTTGTTCCCGACCGGTAAGGATTGTATGCTGATAAAGGTTTAGCTCTGGCAGCATAAACCGTTCTGCAGTTTCGTAGTAACCGAGATCCGCAGGGCTTTGCATCATTACCGCCCAGGAGGCCACCCATTTCCAATACTCTTCCTGCGCGTGGCCTTTCAGCCGCCATTGACTTGTCTTGCCGCCGTCGTGAACGAAGAACATAGCCAGCATTTCTGCCCGCGTCATCACGCCTAGAAATTCAGCGTGATTGGCAAGCTCCATATAATCATTCGGGCTGGGTGTGGCTGAGCAGGCCAGTTTGTAAGGTGTATCGTGGAAAGCATCAATGATCTGGTTGCGCATCTTGCCGTCAAAGGCTTTTAAAATCGAGCTTTCATCCAGCACAATTCCGGAAAACTCGTCTGGATTAAACCGGTCCAGTTTTTCATAATTGGTAACGTTGATGCCGTCGATAATATCTACTTTGCTATTGCAAGGGTTGACCTCAATCCCGAATTTCTGCCCTTCTGTCACGGTTTGTTCAGCGACGGCCAGAGGCGCCAGGATGAGAACAGGCTGCCAAGTGTGTTCAAATACATGATTGGCCCATTCCAGCATTTGCGGTGTTTTCCCGAGGCCGCACCCTTCAAAGAGTGCGGCCTTTCCTTTTTTCAGCGCCCAACGGGTGATGTCGTGCTGGTAGTCAAATAATTTCGAGTTTATCCGCTCTTCGGGAACGTCGATGCCGGTAGCAGTCACTTTAATGCGTTTTTGTTCGAGGAAATCGGCATAGTCCAAGCAGATCACCTCAATTCATTGAAAGCCGCAGATCGTGGAAGATCTGCAGGAATTTGTATTCTACTTCCCGTGGCAGGCGCTCCACGATATCGATTTTTAGATCATTAGGTTTCGCCCAATGGCCTCCCATCAGTTGAACTGCCTCTGCATTAAGCACCAGGTCATCCGCCGTTTTCACAATCAAATGCGCGGCGCTATAGTAATCGATGCCAAATACTTGACAAATTACTAAGTCCAGCCGGTCCTCAATATCCTTATAGCCGAATAGTTGACGCTTAACCGGCCGGCAGATATCGCAGATATAAGCCTCCGCTGCATCATGCAAAAGACCAGCAAGCTGAAGTTGATAGTCAGTAGGGTAAGCGTCTTTAAGAACCTGATATACATTCAGCGAGTGTTGCGCTACGCTGTAAAAATGTTTGCAGTGTCCGTTATACCGGCAAATCAGGCTGAGCGCATGAGCGATATCTTCAATTTTTATCTCTCCCGGCACCGGGTCAAACGGAAAGAATTGAACGCCGGTATATGTTTCTATCCAATCGCCTTTTCGTTGTTCCATAGTAACCTCCTTACGATAAGAAATCATCCAAGTCATCATCCGGCGCATTGTTTTCGACTGCCAGGGGCGTTTCCGCATCAGCCAACAAGGTATCAATTTTTCGGTTTAGATCCTCGATTGCATTAACAATGGCTTTGATATCTGCCGGGACTTTTATCTTCTTGTCCACCAAAGCCTTAATCGCTGAGGGCAGCGAGGGGTAAAACCCCTCCGTGTCCCATCGTTCTTTACCGGTTTCCTCCGCTACTTTTCTCTGCTGGAGCATCCAGTTACGCGGATCATGATCAATTCGCCAATCATCGTCGATCAGGATTATCGGCATCACTTTTTACCTGCCTCATATGAAAGGTCGTCGAAAACAACAGGAATTTTACTTTTAAACGCATCCAATAGTGGCCGCATAACTTCCCGCATTTGCGGATGCGCGGTTTCGGCAGTTCGGAGGTCTAGGATGTGACGCCATTCACGAAGATTGGCGGTAATAACGATTTCAGTTTTTAAACTGTTTGGTAATACGCTACGCGCCTCTTGTGGTGATGCCCCCAGCTCTAATAGCTGGAGATACGCGCATTCTGCATATTTCATAGCCATTGCCCAGACACGGAATGCTTCACTGCGGGTATCAAAAAACGGGGGTTCTACCACAGTAATTTCTTTGCCGAATTTATCAGTGGCATAATTGCAATACCGAGTGCTTTCTTGTGCAAAAGCAGCCAGGCGATGACGAACCATCTCATGGGTAACGCCCCGATCAGTGATAAACTTTACAGAAATGCTAACATGTTCTAACATCGCGGTATGCCCGCGGTCGATCAGCATTTTAATGAAACCGGTTGCCGAATCTGGAGTAATCTTATCCTCGCTCTTGTAGCAAACTCGGCCTATGCTCTCAATTTTCTTGAGTACGTCTACTGGATCAATATCATCAATGATTGTGAATTCGGGTTTGACAGTTTTCACTTAGCAGCACCTTCTCTCGGATTAATTTTCTGCCCTCGCTGGGCTTGTTGTAACCAAGAAGCGTATTGAGCAGCCTTTTCTAGGTCTTTAGCAGCATCTTCTTTATGTCCCGCGCGAAGAGTGTATTTTAGCACGTTCCCTTTCAAAAAGCCGATAAATTCTTCGTGGCTGAGATACATTTGCATGGTTTCTATAGGCTGAAGTTCAGCCGTCTGATAATGTTTTTGATCAGCGGCAAAGCCAGTCGACGTGTTTGGCATTTCAATCACCCTCTATAGGTATCTGATATTAAACTGTGGCTTTTCATATATGTCCGTGTGGCTGCCGGCCGGCTCCATGTACGGACAAACTTTTTCCACTCGTCACTGTAAACTATTTGTACCTCCGGCTGAAACAACTGGGCAAAGGGCAGAGCTCCTGCTTCATATATCTGAATTAATCGGTTTAGGTTTTCGGTCATATCATCGCCGATTAGAACGTAACAACGAATTTTATTCTGACTGAATCCCGCTTTACGAAGACGCTCACATGCAGTTTTAAATTGGTTAAAAGCTCCTTTTGTATCACAGGCAAGCCATAATTCATGAATTCGCAGCCCTCTCATCTCTTCGATATCCCAGTCCGTTAAGCGCGATGGTTCTAATCCGCCCTTGAAGTCAATTCGGTTCTGGGATTTTAGCATGTCATAACCCTTACGCCGATGGGGGACTGAGCAGGCCAGGTAGTTGTTGTCTTGGATGATATGTCCTGGTTTAATCTCGATTTCTCTAAGAGGACCTTCTCTTTTGGGAACAAAGCACCATGGGCAAGATCCAGGACAACCGTGACTGCAGAAGGTTATTCCATGAGCAACATACCGACCAGGTATAAATTCAGTGGTGCACGGGTCATCAAAAGCAGGCCCGCCGATTAGGACAGGTTTATTGGTTACCTCTTGCCAAGCTGCTTGAAGCTCTAAAGCCCGCTCTCTATCCCATGTGAAAACTGCACAAACATGAATTTCATCGTGTTCAGGAATAATTGCTCCTGGTTCATCAAAGAAGCACATCTCATCAGTCGGAGTGCATGAAGTTTTTTTGGGGAAAACTCTGATGATACGTTTCACATTAGCCACGCTTTCTAATGCCGACAATCCGGGCAATCATTGCTATCGTTATAACCGTGCGGACAAACGTACTGTTGATCAGATCGTTTAGCGACGGTCATCAAACAACATAGCCCCCAGCCCGCCGGTATGCCTATAATTGACACCCCTACGAACAGGGCTACAACAACCCAATACCAATCTACCATTTAACTCACCTCATTGATCAGTCGTCCTTTTTGTAATACTCAGTTTCATACCCATCCGCCCGGAGTGGTAAGCCTGGCGCCCACGACAGCGGTTGCCCCATAACCTCGCAGGCGTGTTCCACAGAGCCAAACCCGTAAGGCGCTTCGATCACAGCTTCGTCATGGACATGCATCACGATATCGTAACCGACATCATCCAGCCGAAGCATTGCATCACGCAAGCAGTCCCGAGAGATGGCCTGCGTGATATTCTCCACCAGTTTCCCACCGTATGTACTGGTGCGCTCCCATTTTTTTGTTTCCTGGTTGACGCCCTCGTATGTTAGCTTTAAAGAGCCGAAACGCTCATCTTCTTCAATCCGTGGCCGCACATAAGCCAGCCGGCGCCCGGACGGGAGTTTGATAAACATGATTCCGTTTTCAAACGAGAACACCATATTTTTTCTGAAATGAACAGTCTTTTTATCTTTGACTGCAGCTAGAGCGGCGTTTTCTACGTCATACCAGAGCTGCACGATATTCGGATTAGCTTTGCGCCAAATGCGAACCAGACTGGGAAGTTCTTTTTCTGTCAGTCCCATTTCAAGCGCTCCCATGCGGATAAGTGCCCCGGAGCCGCCCTGATAACCGAGTGCTAATTCGGATACTTTGCCTTTTTGGCGAAGCGGTGAATGTTTGTCGATGCTTTCAAAGGGGACATGGAACATCTGGGCTGCTGACGCTTCATATATCTTCCCGTGCCCGTTAAAAACATCCAATCGCCATTTCTCATTCGCCAGCCAGGCAATTACACGGGCCTCAATGGCGCTGAAGTCGGCTACGATAAACCGATAGCCTGTTTCTGGAATAAAGGCTGTCCGGATGAGTTGCGAGAGCGTATACGACACACCGTCAAAAAACATTTCCAGAAATTCAAAGTCTCCATCACGGACAAGTTGGCGGGCGTAATCAAGGAGTAGCATGATATTTTTAGGAAGGTTTTGCACCTGTACCAATCTGCTAGCCCAACGGCCGGTCCTGTTGGCGCCGTAAAACTGCAGCAACCCTCGCACTCGCTGATCATCGCATACAGCCCGGTCCATGGCCTCGTATTTCGTAACAGAGGTTTTGGACGTTTCCTGCCTCAGTTCCAGCACTCGCTTCACCGTCTCGCTTTCCGTTTGCTTCAGCAGTACCGGTATGCTCTCTTTGTTGAGCTTGGTAATTTCAACACCTTCAGCCTCTGTTAGCCATTTTTTAAGTTGGGCAACGGATTTCGGGTTAGCAAGCCCGGTCAGTCTCACGGCTTCTTCAATCCGTTTAGCCTGGTACTGTGCATCGCATCGGATAGCGTTGGCGATGAGCGGTAAATCGACCTTAATGCCGCGGTCATTGATTTTTTGATCGAGTGCCCAGATCCGGCGTTCTTCCTCCAGCGGCTCAAAACGAAGCATCATTTTTCGTATGGTGCGTTCCGTCTCTACGTCGCGCTGGTTATACTCTTTGAACTGCTGCCATTTCTCCGGATCATGCCAGGGCATATTTCGGGTTCGCATGCCATTTTTCTCTGTTGGCTTACAAGGCTTGCAGAAATAGTTGATTAGCGACTTGCCGATGCCCATCTTTGCTTTATCCTCAGAGAGCTTCAGTGTTCTAGATACTTCACCGAGGCTGCCCGGAAGGCCCAGCGTCAACGCCCGCACCATCGTACAATCCCATTGCAGAGGAGGCATTGGCGTGTTATAGTGCTTTGCGAAGCAGGTTCGTTCGAATTGAGCGTTGAACGCAGTTTTTAGGGTTTCCCGGTGAATGGCTTGTGCCACTTCCGCTGGTAAATCCTCAAATTCAGTGAAGTCAACCACTGTAACCGGGTCATCGTCGAATGCGTAAGCGCAAAGCAGGATTTCAAAAGCAGGTGAATTTACATAGGCGTATCCGCCGCATGCTTTGATATCTATGTCGCTGTATGTTTCCAGGTCAATGCTGAGTGTCGTCATAGGCCTAGCAGCTCCCGTTCTTCCATGCGCGCCTTATGGCCCTCAGCGTCAACTCGCTGTACGATCCAGTTTGTGGCCTTAGTGGAGGTATCGGCAAGGTGGATCACCTTGCCGACTGAAAACCCCCGCACTGTAGCGCAGACCACGGGATCACCGATTTGTAATTCTAAATCTGTTTTGAAGTCGTACAAGACTTCTAAATTACCCGCGAACGCAACTTGTGCAAATTTCACGTTGGCCCCTCCTAATCTAAGAGGTCATCATCTACGGCATCGAAATCATCCTCAGCTCTAGTTCTGCCGCTAAGCGGTTCACCGTCAGCAAGTTTCTGAACGTTATTCAGTCCGCAGCCGATACCCTTGTTGCCAGCCTTGTTGAAGGCGAAGAAGTTAATGGAGGCGCGGGCATAGCAGCCGCTGTACACTTCGGATTGATCGAGCACCGGGTTGACGTTCTGATCGACAACGCCGGGCTTTTGGGCTGAATTGGCGTTAATGAACCAGTGGCCGGCGTATTCCGGTGCATCTGCGCGCTCTTCATCGCCATCCCGAAGCGGCATTTTTAGATTGGTAGGCATCTTACCGTTCTGGTTGACTAGGATCTTTTCGCCGGCCTTTTTTGCGGCTTCAATTGCGGCATTGATTTTTTTAACGGTAGCGGTATCGGATTTGGGGATAAGTAGGCACACGCTGTATTTCGGCTCCTGGCCTTCTTCAATAGCTTTCGGGGTGAACAGATGGGCGTATGATAACCGGACTTTGCCGGTCACGACTTTAGTTGCAGGTTGATTGTTGTTGCTCATGATTCATAACCCTCCATTTTTATCTTGTAATCGCAGAAACCACAATCTGGAATATTAGATATTTCTTCTTCAGCTTTACCGATAAGCTCACAGACCCAGATATTTTCTTCAGCAATTGGCTGTTTAGCGAGTAATTCTAACGCTTTTTGTATGCTTTCCACTCACTACACCGCCTCACTGAAATCGTTGACTGCTGACTGTACCGACGAAATTTCCGGACGCTTGTCCGTTTCCAGGACAAGAACGGGCTTACCGGTGGGCTTGATGACGTGATTACTCAGCAGTTCACCGAATTTCTTTTTGGTGATCTCTTTCTCTAGAGCTGTGATGCCGATCAATTCACGGGGAGCATACTTGTCCTCTTCGTAACCGGCGCCTTTCAAGATATCCATAACTTGCTTCTCATCCGTGTATTTGCGATTGCTCCTGCCCTCAACCAGTTTCCATCCCGGCCATTTCTTGCCATGGTTAGCAGCCTGGTCGAGCGCATAGGCTTGTACATCAGCGGCCCATGCCTGCAGTTTCTCTGCCTTGGATAGAATGTCAGCGATCTCATCGTCCGACAAAAGGAATGTATCCTGGAAATCGTACTTAGCTAACTCGAGATTAGCCTCTGCCCTAGCCCGGCACGTTGCTTTCGCCCGGCAGAACCGGCAATGATCACCTGCAGCAAACTCGCCTTCGCCTTTTATGGCTTTTGCGGCTGTCGGTTTCACCACACCATCAGCCCAGGCTAAAAGCTCTTTCACTGACATTTCCTGGCCAGAAATGTCATCTAGTCGTGGCTGGCAGATTGACATTCTCACGGTGTCGATATCATAGAGCATGCTGAGAATGCTGTAAGCGCCCAGCGCATAGAGTTGCATTTGTGTATTACCTTCCGCTGATACCGCAACGCCTTTGCCGAATTTCAGGTCAATAACTTCGACATAACCATCAGCCACAATCACCACGTCGCCGGTGCCGAAACCCTCCGGCACCCATTCGCTGAAATCCAGACGCTGTTCGAGCATAATCACAGCGTCTTTTGTTTTGGCATAAGCGGCATTGATACGCTCTTTCACGAAATCAACGTAGATATCGACATAGCTCTCCAGGTCTTCGGAGTAATACTTGTCTTTTTTCAATTCAGCATATTCGGCTTCCCGTTTGCTCTTACTGATTACCGTGATATAGCACTTCAGTTTATGTTCGGCCAACGCATGAGCGAAGGAGCCCTCTTCGGCGTACCCGCTTCTGCTTTCCGGGAACTGCTGCTCCAGCCTCGCCGATGGCGGGCAAGATAGCCAGCGTTTGGAACCAGAAGCACTTAATAGCGCATGTGCAGCCATTAAAGCGCCTCCGCTCCGGCAAGGACCTCCGTGTATTTCTCTGCCGGGATATCCGTCAGTTTCTGAGCGCCAAAGGATTCAATCAGTTTCTTAACCTGATCTTTTTTACCGCCGCGCGCCAGGTCTTGCAGTTTATCGCGAACTTGCTCCAGGGTAACCGCTTTTGGCGTATCAGCAGGTTTAGGAGTTTCAGCAGGTGCCGCTGGTACTGGTGGCGTCGTCGGGTTAGCTACATCACCTTGCTCTGGTGTGTGTTTTTCAGTTTGTGTTTTATTAGAACTGCGGGACTTCTTAGGTTCTTCAGGAGCGGGAGCTGAAACGGGCGCAGGTTTTTCTGTTTCGATCGTTTGCACCGGATTAACACTGAATTGCGCCCCAGAGGCAATCAGAGTTTTAATTGAATTTGCCATTTCCTCGGGACTGTCAGCCTCGACATACAAAGTGATTTTTGAAACGATTTTTGCCATGGTGTAAATTCCTCCTCAAATTTTTATGCCAGCATGTCTTCGGCTGGTTCTGTGATTTGCTTTAAAGCGTTGCCCAGGCATTTCAGATCTTCAGTGATCAGCCCATGGCGTTCAATAAGATTGGCGAATTCCTTAATCTGATAGTCGCAGAGCGACCAGCGTACATCACCGGAAGCAGTTTCATCCTTCATGCAACGAGAAAGCTGCTTGTCCAGTATGTAGGTGCGTGTTTTCTCACCGACCTTGTTCCACAAATCCGCGTTAATCGTCACTCGGAAATGCTTGCCGGTTTCAAACCGGTTAGCACCGGCGATAACCTGCACATCAGCATCCACGATCTCGCCTTTCTTCTTCCAAGTCCCATTCCGCATGATATAGGAAATGTTGGCCTCGGCCAGCCGGCCGTGATGATTATCGATCAACCGGGCGGCTAGTGTCAGAACGCTCTCTGGCGCATGCTCGAACTTAGGACCTGCCGGGGGTTTGGGCTTTTTCGGGCCTTTCTTACTCGCCATTGTCTTGCTCACCCTCCAATTCAATTTGTGCTTTGGCTAATTCGATAGCCAGCATATAGGTCTTTTCATGCTTGGTGCCTGCGTGAGTATGGTGTACGGCAGCTTCGAACTGCACTATATCACCTTTAAAGCAGCCGCAAGCTACTAGAATGCTGTTCATTTTAGAACGGAAGAATGTTGTCGTGGCGTCACGCGACCCGATGCAACCAATTTGCAGAAGGTGCGTAGCTTTTTTGATCTCCGCCTGGCCGAATACCCGCGCCTCGTCGAATACCCGCGCCTCGTCGAATACCCGCGCCTCGTC